GTTTAATAAGGAACTGTCAAAACATACTACTATCGTCCAAAATATAGACTATCCGTTTTGTAGCATAATCGCGTTATTTCTATATTTTTTGTACCAGCGATAAAACTAAACCGTAATACCTACCATATTATATCGCAAAATAACCGTTTAATAAGGAATTGCCGAAATACACTACTATCGTCCAAAATATAGCCGGTTTTAGGCCGCATGTTTTGTAGCAATATTTTTTGTACCAGAAATAAAACTAAACACTAATATTGATTTTAGTGTAATATAAAATAAAATAAAAAATAAGATAAGATAAATTAAATTAATCTAGAGCATTGCTTGACAGGAAATATAGGTAAGAATATCACTTCGGCTACTACGTTTATTAATCATTCGCAGCGAATAGAAATAGTTTAGTTCCTTTTTAATATGTTTATTGACAGTTTGAATTAGTAATTCGACAGGTTCGTTATTATTTTCGGCAACAAGCCATGTGTAATACATCAATGTTCCGGTAGCTTTATCAAAACGATACGCAATCACATAGGTATCACCATTCATAGTTTGATGTGTATCTACAATAGTGCTACGAGGTGTCGCATTATTTGTTTTAGGTAAAGGCAATGTATCGTCATATTTTTCAATCCAACTCATAGTATCATCCGCAATAATCCTGGCCGAAGTTTCGACAGGATCCTCGATCTCGACCTGAACGGCGGTGTTCTCGATCTCAATATGAATATTGGCGGCCTTAGCGGCCTTAGCGGCCTTAGCGGCCTTAGCGGCCTTAGCGGCCTTAGCGGCCTTAGCGGCCTTGCCGGACTTACCACGTGATTTTTTCTTACCAAGTAGTACTGCGACATTGTTTCCCCATGGATCATTTTCGATGAGTTCCCGAATAGAATTATTGATATATAGTATGGCCGAAATACTGCTATCATCTCGCATTTTACCAACCAAATATGTAGTATAAGTGTCGGAAATAACATTACTGTCAACAATAGTTTCCATCTTATTCAGTGTTGCATCACTAATAACGAAATCTGGGCGGGTTTTCTTAATACTACCACGCGTCATATAAATAGACTGTGCATCGACATCGTAAGTGTAAGATACACAGGTTTCTTTGTCGTCATAAATAAACCATATATTGGTCAATGTAATTTGAGTAGCGTTAGTAATTTTAGTAATAGCTTTAGATGTTCCACCCGAATGGGTATTCATAATGGGTGCGAGACGCACGATCAATTCCTTATATGTTAGCATTTTACCAATATAGAACCGTCTAACATTATGGGTTTCCAGTTGAGTCTGATAATTATTGTGACATAGATTTTCAATCCATTTGCGACTCTGTCCTGACATATATTCATTCTCATCTTTAATAGGAACAACTTCCATATTCAAATGGATAAGACCTGTTCCAGAAATATAGTTGAATGATGTGCAAGTCCTCGCTCGGTCACTTTCAAACCATAGGCAGGAAACATGCGTACTACTAGCGTCGCTAATCATAATATAACTCGAAGACATAGTATACCTATCTTCTTATCATATTTTTAAATCAATTTTATTGATATTAATAATAAAAAATAATGCTACATTCAAACATGTTCTATTTCGCTAATAAATACATCGTTATGTGAATCTATACTATGGGTGTCAGTTTCGTCACCATCCTCTAAGACGACAGGTGTCTCAATATCAACTTTAACTTTAATTGACGATAAATTATTATTAAATGACTCGTAAAATATTATAAGTAATAGAATTATAAGAAATCCTGTAGCTGTGAGTGTTATTATTGCACCAGTTAATCTACTCTCTGTAAACATTATAATCAATCCTATTATCAATAGTGTAATTATAAATAGGGGAATGCTCATAAAATATTTTTCACTGAACGTAGTCATGATGTATTATATTTATATATTCAATTATTCAATTAAATTATTCAATTCAATTTTTTATATATATAAATTTGATTCCAGTGTTATTGCCATGAATAATAATTATATATATATATATATCGCTAATGGCTGTAATGGATGAAATTGAAAGGAAATGGACGCTGAAATATGTTGATTATATAAAACAATTATCATCATTAGGCCATGATTTTCCTATGATGACTATATCCATAAATCAGAATATTTCTACCGAATATATCATCGCGAATTCCCATGACAATGAAATTATATTTTGGCCACTAATTCAATTAAATCCAAATTTCATGCCAGAAATATTATTGAAAATGATGGAAAATGATATTCAGATAAATTGGGATATTGCTTCAACCCATACAAATATAACTACCGACTTCATATTGGAACATTTAGATTTTCCCTGGTGGTGGGAAGATGAAATAGTCCATAATCCTAACATAAATATGGCATTTATTAATGCTATTCATCATCGTTTTCCAGAAGCTTTTGATCAGTTATCAAAAGCCAATATCGCCCGCAATAAGAATATTACCATGAAAGATATTCGCGAGAACCCATTACCACGATATTGGTTATCGCAAAATCCTAATATGGAAATTGAATATGTCATCGCAAATCCATCCTCACATTGGAATTGGACACACCTTTCCAAAAATCCAGGAATTGATATCGCGAAAAATCCAGAATTACCATGGAGATATTATGATGCTTCATATAATCCGAAACTATCAATATCATTTGTCATAGATAATCACGATAAAAAATGGGATTGGGTTCAGATTACCCGACATAAGAATACACGATTACAAGATATTCTGGATAACCCAGATTTACCATGGGATAAATTCTCTTTGCCAGAAAATCCCAATTTCAATATATGTTGGATCAAACATTTTCCCAATATATATATGAATTGGAAGATAATTTCAATGCATAAAAATATAATTATGGATGATATAATTTCCAACCCTCAACTACCATGGAATAATCATTATGTCTCTAAAAATCCCAATTTAACAATGGACTATGTCTTGTCGCAATTAAAAACAGGGTTATGTTGGGATTATGTATCTGGGTGCTCCAATATAACACCACAAGAAATACTAGATAACCACACATTACCATGGAATTGGCATTTCGTATGCTGCAACACATTTACGCGAGCCAAAAGAGATTTTATTGTTGGTGAAATACGGCGACATATGGCCGCCTGGCGTATCCAAAACACATGGCGAAATGCCATTGTAGATCCATATTGTCGTATAGGTATCAATACCGTTCGGCGGCACTATGAGGAATACGCTGCTGGGCCAAGTATATAAAGATAATATGTAGATGAATATATATATATATATATATATATATTCATTATTCATTATTCATGTTGAAACAAATACTACTACTATTTATCGTTAGTTGTCTGGGACAATATCAGAACCCTATATATATCGGCAATGATACAGCCATTATTTTTTTACCCACTGCCGATACCGCGTTTGAAAATTCGGCAGTTATTGACACAACAAACAATATAACTGAGTGTATGGTTGATTGTGCATTTAACCCAGTATGTAAAGGTATCATGGAATACAATTATAGTTATAATTATAGTTATTATTATTGTAATGAAGTTACCACGCCACATATAAATCCCGGCATGAGCGGCGGTATGAGCGGCGGCATGAGCGGCGGCATGAGCGGCGGTATGAGCGGCGGTATGAGCGGCGGCATGAGCGGCGGCACGAGCATCTCTCATGCCAAACACTTATACAATTTATCGTCTGTTAATGCGAATCACACTATTAGAGGTTCTATATTTTTTACAATACCTAATACAACTGCTATTGTTTATGTAGATGTCAATTTCAATGGCGTGTTAGACGCGGGCGAACCTAATACTACTACCACTCAAACTTTTTATTTTGATGGTTTTAATCCTGGAAACTATTTAATCAGAGCCATTGTTTATGGCGAGTGTTATGTCGCATTTCCCACCATATCTGGATATAGTAATATTCCATCAACGGGTAATCACCCTAGATTATTGAATATTATTGAAAGTAATGTAGGGGGAGATTTAGATGGTCTTATAGACGGAAATAATGAGACATATGCTGCTTTTCAGCCAGGCGATTCCATACTTATGGGCATTTCCGGTGCCGATATAATTAATCATAATGGAACTGATATTAAATTTAATATCATTCCCAATAATAGTTCTGTCGCAGCTCATGTTATTGTTTCGTCCAGTAATACGGGGTATACACACCATATTGGTATATTGACAGAAACTAACACCGAATTTAATTTAAATGGCCAATTTTCTGTATCACATATATATCTATACTTCGTAGGAACAGACGCACAACCACAACTTCTTATATCTTCCGTATATGCACTACATTCAACTAACAATTCATTTCCATATGCTTTTTATATGAAATTTCCATTGGATTATGGGTTGCTTATATATGTCGATTGTAATTATAATTATGATTGTGATCAGTATTGTGATGCGGTAATGTATAATTGGGACGATTATATGTCTTGTAAATATGGCTGCGGTTTATCGCAAAACAATATTCAATGCCAATGTAATGAAACATGTAGTATAGGATGTCATTACGCAATAAAGAAACTACTGTACCCTACATATTCCTATGTAGATAATGGATCTGATAATATAATATGTAACACAACAGAATGTCTCGGAGATATAATTAATAATTGTTCAACTATTAATTGCACGGCATTCTCAATTGGGAATACCGCCATAAATTATTATGATGATCATGATCATGATCATGATCATAATGGAACTATGTATTTTGTCCGCAATTTGGCGTTAAATGGTAGCGATGCTACGGCCACATCTACGGCCACATCTACGGCCACATCTACGGCCACATCTACGGCTATAAGTAAATTCGATAAGAAGTTATCGTCAGTACATAATATTAATGATATGAAAAAATATTATATAGCAATTATAGTTATATTAATAGCCGTAGTTATAATTATAGCTGTAGGTGTCAAAATATATGGCAATTCAGGAACAAATGTTCCAAGCTATATCAATCCATTATATGATACTGACCAACAAAGGACGACAGTATATAGAAATCAGATGTATATGACTGAAAAGGAAATACAAGAACAATATATGACACCCGAGGAATTGTCCAACAAACCGAATATATATATAGAGCCAATACAGCCATATTATTTGCCAGAATTATATGATGAAGTATAAAATTGAATATGGAATATATAGGAAATTTAATATTATAAAGAAAGATGTTTACCGAAAGGAAAAACCTACCGGAAGGCGACACCTATATAGAATATATTCCAATGATCCCACCAGAATTACAATTTAATAGAAAGTCGTATGCCGAATTATGGGACACGCATCCAACAGAATTTGGTAATATTGTTATATATGGAAAACATATTGCAACACCACGATGGTTCCAAAATTATGGAAACGAATACATATTTTCTGGTATAAAGCATTCCGCGTTACCAATTCCACAGATCCTTGTGCCGTTTATCGACTACGCAAATGCTAGAGAAAAAACTGATATATTCAATGGTATTCTCGTAAATTGGTATCAAGATGGTAAACACTATATAGGAAAACATAGTGATGACGAAAAAACATTAATAAAAAATACACCAATCTATGTATTCTCAATGGGAAGTGAACGCGATTTCATTATAGAATCGAAACGAGAACCATCTACTAAATATAAATATACAACCCTCAATAATTCCCTATTAATTATGGGTGGTGAATGCCAGAAATATTATAAACACACTCTGCCAAAGAGAGCCAATATTAATAATAGTCGCATCAGTATTACCGTTAGAGCATTCAAGTAGTTCTATTATTTTTTTTCAATAAAAAAAATTGATATCATATTCTACCAATATAGCATATCAATATATACTACCAATATAGCATATTAATATATACTACCAATATAGCATATTAATATATCCATATTAAGTATTATGTTCAATCAATTAATTACCGCGGTTCGCAACCAAATGTTATGGACAAACGAAGATGGCAACGCACACGATGATGACGATGACGACCTAATTTCATCAATCAAATCGGAAGTACAGGCCGAACTGGATCTAAATTCTAGTATGCATGCCAATTCGATATCAGATGATATATTTTTCGGAGACGGATTTCAGCGTGGAGATATATTTACATTGAGATTTAATCCACTAGAAGATATGCGACCGTTACGTTCCATATCAACATATGGAAGGCAAGTCGTGGAGATTATGGAAACAATTGACAATTGCACACCTATAACATATATTGTATTGGGTATCGATAATCACATACCACACCGAAAAGGTATCGCTGAGACGGTGGAACAAGCGCTCCATTTCATTCCTATCGGCATTGCCGATGATAAAAGTGTAGCGGCATTTATTAATCTTGATGAAATGACCCTATGCCAATATGAATCAGGACTTCCCATGAAAAAAATAGAATCTATAGAAATTATAGGTAAAATGTATGAATGTGGTATTCCAGATCGCAATGCGTTCTTCTAATAAAACATAATCGTATAGTTCGCGTGAATAGGACGGCTCATATTGGAAATATACAGACTACCATGATATACTTCAAATGTTATTATTTTTTTATTTATCCAGCAGATATTGCCATTCGTATTCACAACTTTCTGGCGTTGAACATGAATGATATCTTCATCAATATTCAAATCAAACTCCATCGAACCATTATTATTGGCTGCGTAATCGGAGCATAACCGATTATAATCTTGTATCATATAGATCCTCACGCCAATCGCACCTGATTGGTAATTATGGAATGGAATATCACATAATTTGTGCCAAGTATTTATATCATTTGTTGAAGGAATATGTGAACTATCGGTAAAGCGGCTTACCGCCCGATAAAACATGGATGGAATTTTATGATATGCGGGTTTATTAGTTTTATTATGGAAAGTAAGACCATATAGAATTAACAGAAGAAATCCTGTTACACATATAAATAGGATATCTAAGTATT